AAGCGTCCAGTGTAGTGCTCTGTGAGACGTACGTACATATTTCCTCCGTGTTCATAAATAACGAAAGGGCCGGGCCGTTGAACAGCCCGGCCCCTTTCGAATGTCTACCGCCAACCGTCAAACGGTCGCGAACGCGGCGCTCGAGAACAGGAAGGACCCGTTCGAAAGGCCAAGATTCCCGAACTTCACGGCCAGCTTCTTGGTGGTATTGCTGTCCATCGCAACATAGATGGACCCGTTGGGTGCATTGGCGTACGCCGCATCCAGACCCGCACTGGTCATGGTGTCGTCTGCCGCACCGAAAATCAGATGGAACGTGTACGCTCCGCTCCGCAGAACGAGCACGGCTGCCGTAGCAGGGTAGCCAAACTCGCCCGCATCAGACGGGGGGCGTGTTCCAACGATGGGCTGAAGATAGTCAAGTGCCACTGTGAACTCCTTGAATGAAGGGTGAAAGGATAGGGCGCTGCTGTTTTGGTCAGCGCCCGTTACAGGCTATCAGGCCGTGATCGCGTCAGGGCTGTTCGAGACGAAGAGCAACGAGCTCGTGTTCTCGTAGAAATCCCCAGCGGTCAAGCCAGTCACGCCGTCCAGGTCATAGATATCGTTCCGCAGAACCGATTGCACGGTCTGGATACCGATACCCGCGATGGCGCCGTAGTCCGCGAACTGCTCGACAAAGGACATGCTCGAGCCCTTCTTCCCACCGCTCACCGGCACGCCAACCCCAACAGAGAGAGCTGACTCACCGATCAGGAACCCAACCTTGCGAGCAAGGTCAGAGCGCCGGGTGATCATGTCACCAACACGCGCACCAGCGGCATACTCTGTCGCTGTCGGGCTCGGACCATAGACCAGCTTGTTCTGAGTCGGCCGTTGCAGGCTCGAGTCATAGTTGGTATAGGTCGAGACATGGGGCATGTTCTGATCGACGTACACGATCGCACCGTGGATGTCCGCGCGAGCACCGGTCGCAAGGGGATGGCCATCGAGCTCGGTCGGGAGCTTGGTGTACCAGTCCTTGAAATTGGAATCGCTGCGGAGCTGCTGCCACTGAGCGTCAGAGATCCAGATCGCGAAGCGCCGGAACCCGGACTTCATGAGGATGGGCTGAATCCGGTGACGCTGGGCCAGGAGCACGAGCCCACCGATCGATGCCACTGTAAGGGCATTGGTCGTGGAGCTATTGCAACCATCGACAGCCGTGGTAACAGCGGTCTCGTAAGCTGCCGTGCCAGGGAGATTGGCATGCGTGACCTTGCTCCCACCGATGATGTAGAAATTCGGGTGAGAGACAACGGCAATGGCCCGTCCACCAGCGATCGCAGCATCCTGAAGATCGATGCTGTAGCCGGCGCACATGGCCTGGATGAAGTTACCCGGATGATAGTCGTTCCACCACTGGGTCAGATACTCGTTGGCATCTGTCATGAGGTTCTCGAGGAACGGGAGGGTGATCTGCGCACTGATCAACGTCGGCTTCGAGTAGGCCTTCCGGGTCAAGTTGATCTTGACAGTCCGGAACACAACCTTGCCACTCTCTTCCGTGCCAACCAGGGGCTTGTCCCCGAACACGGGACGGCCGGTGAGACGAACGCGCACCGGGATGTCCATCGTGGTCTTACCATCGGTGATGAAGCGCTTGAAGACTTCAATCGGAGATCCGGTGAACTTCACACCGTTCTCGTCCACACCCGGCACTACGACATCTGCCGTATCGCGTGTTGCTTTGATGAACTCGGGAGCAACCCAGAGCCCGAACGAGTTGCGCTTCCATTGCTGGCGGTACATCTTCTCGGCCAGAATGGTCGGGTTCAGGTGTCCCGTGAGTGATGCCAGTGTATAAGCCACGGTAGTGACTCCTTACTTTGCGAATGACTTGAAATACGATTCCGGATCGTTCAGCGCTGCATCGGGCAGCTTCGAAACAACATCCGGATCGCTGAGATCGGGCATCTTGGCGATGGCCCTGGTCTTCGTTGAGATACGAGAGGTGCCAAGTCCAACAACTTCCTTCTTGGCGGCCCTATCAAGATCGGCGATGGCCTGAGTGCGGCCCTCTGTCTGCTTGTTGAGCGCGATCTCCTGGAGCTTTGACGGGAGAACCGTTGCGAAGAACGTCTCCTTTACGGCGCCCGGACGCAGGAACTGGTGCCCGTGTTTGGCGTCGTAGTTATATGCTCGCCCCAGGGCAGAGACTTTAATAGCGCCCAGCTCTGCTTCAGAGAGTTTAATACCGTTCTCTGTTGCAAAGTCCTGGACCGCTTTCAGGTCTGCCTCGACCACGCTCGCGTTTGCACTCTCAACAGTCTTCGCGGCCTCGTTGTACGCATTCGCTTCTCCCAGGTTCTTCTGGAAGAGCTCTTGGAAGGTCTGCCGGAACTCCATGGCGAAGTACGGATTCACATCCACCAGGGAGTCGAACTCTTCCATGTTCTGGGGGAGCTGCAGACCCTTTGCTTGCATGCGTTGCGCGAGAGCGCTGGACTGTATCTGGCTCATGGTGAGACTGGTGACCGCTTGCTGTACCTCAGCGCTACCGTGCGTGTCCACTGCGGGCGTGTCCGTTGCCGGGGCTGCAGGGGGCTTTGGTGCCTGGGTGCCGCGCTCTCCGAGCTCCTTCTCAGCGCTCTTGTAAAGCGCCTCGACCGAGCTGAAGTCTCCACTCTTCTGTGCCAGCGCCAGGACAGCCTGTACCAATGACGCAGGATATCCCAGCTTGGAACTGATCTCCGAGACGCCCTTGACGAGCTCCTCGGATGTTGCGTACTTCCCCGCCAGCTTGACAGGTTCATTGACCGGAGCGGTATCTGCGGCAGGGGTGTCCTTGTCGGACCCTGCGTCAGGCGCATCGGGCTTCTTGTAACCCTGCACAGCGGCGAGCTGTTCATCGTTCAAGCGAGCCAGTGCCTCAACATCGCTTGAGTCTACAGTCGATGGGTCGAATACGGGCTCTGTCTTATCTTCCACTCCCCCATTGGGCGACCCATCTTGGAGCACGTTGGCTCCCGTTGCCTTGTCATCAACCTCGAACAATCTGTCCGTCATTCCTCTGAACATGCTATGCCTTGCCATATTGTTTGAGATATGTAACCAAACCCTCGAGACGATCAACACTATCTTGGACATGGCCGAGAGCGGCGTTGCATCCAGGGCAAAGTAACCCCCGCACCTCTCCGGTTACATGATCGTGATCCACCTGTGAGCTTTGTTTTGTCTGTCCGTTAAGGGTAAGCAAACACCGACAAGCTCCACACCTACCACCCTGGTCACCAAACATCCGGTCACGTTGCTCAAGCGTAATTCCGTATCTCTTCCGAAAACCCCAGTCCCTCATATAGTCGGGTTTATCGTGGTAGCGCGCTCGCTGTGAAGCCTGTCTCTTTGCCTTGTTGCGCTGATACCCGGCCCTCTGGGCGACCTTAACGTCTTCCGCATGAGCCTGATAATACTTGAGCGCGTTCGCTTGCTTACTATTCACAAACGCACCGCGTTGAACGGGTTTTCGGGCATACCGTCTGATTGCTTCTTGTAATCAGCGTGTGCCTTCTTCATTGCCTTGCTCAGGAACGCGCGCTTCTTCGCGGCCGCTGGGGACACGACCGGGTTCTTCTCGGTCTTGATCACAGTAGGCGCGCTCACTTGAAGCTCGTGAGATAGTAGTGCTTGCGAAGTCGGTAGCCCACCGTCGCGCCGGCGAGCGGAGCCCCAGCATCGGAGTACGTGATGATGAACATGTACTTGGCCGGGATCGGGGCGAGCGTGATGTTCACAATGCTCACACCCGCAGCGTCACGGTTGATCGATACGATTGTGTCACCCTCAGCGAGGGCCTCGGCGTAGTAGAGCCCCATGCGCTGCAAGGTCACGACGGCGATCGCTGTGTCACTGGTCGAGATCTCGAGACTTGCAGAGTATACACCAGGCTCACTCACCCAGTACAGTGTATCGACCTGTTCAAGGTCGTAGGTGTGACTGATCTGCTGGATCCAGGCAGGCTCATTGGTCTGGGTGAACTCGTAATCGGCGCCAATGGCAAACATTGGCAGAAGAATCAGGAGCAAGATCGCTGGTACGAAGCTCTTCATCATGATCACCTCATCGGAAACGGTTGAACGGGCTTGCCGGGCTTGGGGGCTGGAGGAATACCGGCCATCACCTCTTCATTGGACTGCGTCTCCATCTCCGGGGGCGCTTCGGCCTCTTGCGGAGCCAGGACCTCTCTCAGTGCGTCCAACTTCTCTTGCATCTCGTCGAGGATCTGGATCGGGTCAAGGTCAAGATTGACGCCGCCTGCTTCGGGCATATTGGGTAATGGCACAGTACTCTCCTTGGATGTGATAAGATCGTAAGCAACATTCTCAAAGTCAAGCAGAACCTTTTGACATCATCTCGCGACCCTTCATGCCCAGCTCTTTGTCCTTCTGAGCTGCAGCGACCTGGGCCTGTTGCTGAGCCATCCGGGTCTTGGGATCTGTCCCGGCCACCTGCTCGAGCGCACCAACCGCCTGAGCACCTGCACCGACCTGATCGATCTGGGCCTTTTGCTGCGCCATCTCTTGCTGTGCCTGCTGGGCTTGCAACGCAATCCCCATCATCTGGGCCGCGAACTGCCCCATGACCTCTGACACCGGGCTATCCCAGAGCTGGAAGATCTCGTCCCATTTCACCAGCTCGGGAGGAATGGAGCGTATGAACGCAAGAGCCTCTGCGAACTTCACCTGCTTGGCAGTCTCGCCGAGTTGCACCGTGTCCGCCTGGAAGTCATACTCGCCGGCAGAGAGATCGTTGAGCTTGCCCTCGATCGTTGGCCAGTTCACCGCGATCCATGTCGGATCGTTCTGCGGAGAGAGCAAGCGCACCTTGCGAGGCGCGTCCATGAAGGCCTGGAGATTGCCATCTGCGTAGTTGAACGTCTCGGTCATGGCCAGTTGCACATTACCAAAGAAGTACGAGAGAGCTGTCAGCGCGCGTTGCACCTTCTGGGCGAAGAGCACACCGCTCTCTTGCTGCCCACCCTCGGACTGTCCTTGCGTATTGGGAGTGACATTGGTCAAGGTCTCTGCCAGGTCACGGTCCTCGTCGCTGAATGTCTTGAGAGCTTGCCCCTCGATCAGCGGGTGCTGTGGCTCAGGCTTCTGGCCCATGATCAACTTGAAGAACTTGATCTTGCCCCGAGTCTTTGACTGCCACACCGGTAGATCACCACCATCGATACTGCCCTGTGGCGCTGTCCAGTCCGGGTTCACCGCGTTCATCAACCACTCGAGGAATGTCATGCGCCTCTGGTTGTACGAGTCCTGGGGATCGATCAGGATCTCGATCAGTGACTGCATCTTGGTGATATCGGGATGGAAGTCATAGCAGAAGATAGGCTTGAACTGGAAGCCGCGGTTCTGCACCGGGTAGGGCATCTCGTAGAGCATCTCGCTGGTCAATAGCCATGGGGCGCACGCCGTGATCCAGAGCTCTTGAGTGACTACCGTACGCTTGATCCATCCACCGCCGGTCATCTTGTTCAACGTCTGGAGCTGCTCCTCGGACTTGATCTGCTCCTGCCCTGGCGAGTTGTCCTCACCGTCGGGCATCTCTTGCGTCTCACGGGTCTGGGCATTGTAGAAGATGGACCGTACCTTGGTGCGACGATCGTGGAACTCGATCACGCGATAGCGACCGACCCTTGTATCGCAATAGTCATTGATCGTGCCACCTTCGTATGTCGTGCTCTTCTTGCCACGCGCACGCTCGAAGGTATCAGACACACCGGACCACACACGTTCAATCCACGATGTCGGTGTATTGCTCTTCTTCAGCCCCGAGATCCGCTCGTCAGCCTCACGGATCTTTATGATCTTCTCCTCATCGATCTTGTCACCGCACATGGCGATGATCTCATCAGCGGTATAGAATCCGGTCACCGCGAGATAGCGCCAGTCCTTCTGGTCCTGCCGGCGCCCATCCGGGTCGAAGAGGACCATGAACGGGTCATAGCTCTCGGTGTACCACTTGCCTTGCATGTCTTCCTTGGTCGACCAGTAGTTGTTCAGCCAGCCGATCTTGCCAATGGCCGCATCGAGCGCTGCCTTGGTCACCTCCTTGACACCGTTGCAATTGCGCATGGCGAAGTCACTCACGAGCTGGGTGTGAACATCTGCCATCTGTTCATCACCCTCGCCAATGGGCACAGCCTTCAGGAACATCTTGTTCGACTCGAGCAATCCGGCGATCGTCACGATCTTCGGTTGCATGAGATTGAACACCATCGCAGGGCGCTGCTCCTTTCTCAGCTTCTCGCGCACATCATCATCGAGCTGGTTGCCCACGACATACTCGTATGACTTCAGGGAAGCGGAGCGGAAGCTGGCCCACTGTTCGCGCATCCTTTCGTACAGCGACTGGACCTTTGCAACGCGGTTCCCGTCGTGCCGCGCATCGATACTGGAGACAGTGTAACCCATGACCTGATCCTTTGCTATTGAGTAAAACAACTCAGCGTACTGAGTAAAGCACAGTTGCAGCTACTGTGGTTGTGTAAAGTTTGAGAATGTACAGCATGGACACGTTGCCACGATATGTCCATAATGGGTACACGACACCCAAATCTGCAATCAGTAGAAAGTCGTCAACCGCGTCCAGCCTTCCACCCCTCGCCCTCACTCTCTTGCGTCATGCGCTCCATCCAGGTGGTCTGGAGATCTGACTTTCGCTCGGCCGTGGTGTGTATTGCCATCAGACCATAGCGACATTCATCGAGAGCGTGATCTCTCACTGCCGGATCTCTGCCCTTGCCCTTGATATCCTCCGGGCTCTTCTCATCCGCGACAGCGCTTGCCATCTCATCGAGAAGGTCCTCGTTCATGCCCTTGAACACGTACCATCTCTTGGGCATGAGCCCCTTCCAGTTCCACCACCCAGCGATGCGATCGGTGACAGCCGGCTGGAGGAAGAGACCTTGCGCCATGAACGCATCGGCGAATGTCTTGTCACTCTCAATGACCGAGAAGCGATCCATCTTTGCAAAGGCATCTGTGCCAGAGACAATCGTATCGGGCATACGCCCCGAGAGCTGCTTCAGGTCCTTGAGCCATTGCTTGATGTTCTTGGCGTGCTGGTCCGGGCTCGTCTTGCCCTGATAGTACGTCGCAACGCGGTAGTAGTTGTCCTTGTGGTCTGCTGCGGTGATCCCGAAAGAGCACGGGCTCGAGTATCCGGGATCGACGCTACCAACAAGCCTCCAGGAGAGCGGAATGTAGAATGGTTCAACAATCTCCACATGCCTGTCAAAGTCCGGGAACATATCGCCGCCAAACGCATACCAATCTCCTCCGAGTAGTGCCCTCTCCATCTGCCTGCCCAAGGCCATCATCCTTGTGGCATAGGCAGGGTCATTGCCAACAAGGGCCTGGTTCTCTTTCAACCAGAACGGGATGAAGACCCGTGTTAGGGCGTTCGCTGTTCCGGGCTTGACCCTCTCACCTCTCGGGTCCTGTTCCGGGTCTTCAGGGGGCAGATAAGATCGAACAGTGCCTGGTTCCCAACCATCAACAAACCGTTTGCGCACCCACCAGAGACCTTCGCCTGTGGGGTTCGTGGTCGACCGTACACGCACGGGTAACCCAGGAATAGTTGTCCGCAAGCGCGAGAATAGATACAGGTACTGAGTGATGGTGAAGTGCGTGAGCTCATCGAACCCTACGTATTGATACTCTTGCCCCTGGTGGATCTCCTTGTCATCCTCGTTCTGGAGGTGACAGAAGAAGATCTTGCTATTGTACGCCTTGAACTCGAACGATGGGCCAGGCTCGCCAGGGCGAGATCCTGTGAACGTGCCCCCGAGTTGCGGGTAGTACTTCTTTGCCTCTGTGATCAACCGATCGAGCTGCGTGCTCTCACGGCGGAAGATCACAGCTCTGTAGCCCTCACACTGAAATGCCGCCTTACCCAGCTTGGTGTACTGGAACTGAAGACCCAGCGCATCGAGAACAAGGAACCAGCTCTTGCCACCGCCCGCGCTACCACCACCGAGCACCTCAAACGCATCAGACCAGAACGCTGCATACTGCCCTCCCGGTTGTGGGTACACCAGCTCTCTCGAGGGATCGCTCGCGCTGTACACCTTACCATTGACACGTATCGCGCTGCTCACCGGGTTCTCTGATTCTTTCCCTCTAGCGTCAGGAGCGTTACAAGAGCGCTCACCGTCAGCACGTAGCCAATCACCAGGCCCATCGGGTCTTGAGAGGTTACCCCCGCGAGCACGGTCGCAACCCCCCAGAGGTAGAGCACAATAAGGATCGCGCGCCTGAGTGTGGTCACTTGCCCTTCCCGTATCCCGCCGGCGGAACCAGGATGATCTGAGGTAGGCCCTTGAACTGCGCTGCAGGATCCTGGATCTCTACCGTCTCCTTCGGCCTGCCATAGAGCTGCTCGAGAAGCACGCGGGCTGCGGCCGTATCAGGGAGCTCCTCGTACACCACATCCACGCCCGCCACCTTCTTGATAGCGTGCGTGCCAATAGCCTTACGCATCTGGCCCTCGATCATCCGGTAGACGCCATCCTTGCCCCCGAGACGTAGATCGTGCGCCACGTTCCGGATCTGCTCCCGCACGCTCCCGGTACCCACCTTGTTCTTTGCACCCTTTGGCCTGGCCATGGTATCTTTATGCTAACCCCTTGATTTCATTGATCAAAATAGTGAAAATAGTTCTTGACAAGCGCGTTCCCATATTGTATATTGTACTCAGTCAATCACACAACAGATCGGGACACTCAAATGAAATCCAAGATACCCATAACACACAGCGACATCGCTGGCAGCCCCATGACCCCAGACCAACAGGGCGTCTATTTGTCACTCGCCCGCACCGGCAATCAGCTCGAGCGTGCAGAACGAGCTATGGCGGGATCTGCAGCATTCACAGCCGGGAGCCTCTCAAGCGAACTGTTCGAACTGGCGGCGGAGATCAGCCGGATCAAGATACGCCTCGCCATTCTCAGACAAAGATCACTCAGATAATCATTCAGGAGAGCTGACACCATGGCACGCAAACCCTTCAACCTCGTCGATAGCATCATGGCCTTTGAAGATGGCACGCTCTCAGCCCGCGCAGCCGTCGAGCTCTTCTCCCACCTGGTCAAGACAGGCCAGGCATGGTCACTCCAAGGAATGTACGGACGCACTGCCCAGCAACTGATCGACCGTGGCATCTTGCGCCCCAATGGATCTATCAATCACCCGCAACTCGAGGCTCTCTTGTC